GACAGGCTTGGCGGCGCACCAACGACAATGATCTCCAGCAGCGAACGGCGCGTTAGGCTTGAACGACGCTTGCACGGCGTCATACAACGTACGCTCGAATGCTTTAATGCGGCCGGGGGTTGTAAGTCAACGCTTTACATACGGCGGCTGCACGATGATAAGTTCGATCTCATCAACACCTTCAAAGACCCAGCGCAGTTCTTCCGTCCGCATACCTGCGGCCGTGTAGAACATAAGCTGTTCATTTTCTTCGGCGTCTACCGCGACGCCATCCCCAAACTTCCAGTCGAGGACTATCGCACGATTGCGAATACGGCCAGCGAGATCGCAAGAACCGTAAACTCCGGCAAGAAAGTCGTTAAAATGGACATTCACCTCCGTGGCGAACTCAAGCTCATTATTAGGGTCGATCTGATTTAATGAGTCAAGAGCTAGGACAAGTTTCTCATTGTCAGGATAATCTTCGACGCTGCCCCCATGCGACAAAATCATGTGCATCGCGTCATGCAGACGTGAGCCTTCTTCCGCATACTTAGAGCTTGGTTTTTCAGGCACTGTGTTGACTAGCGCCCGCGAACCGGGGCAGTTAATCAAGCGCTTAGCGGTCGAACCGCCGACGATATTGCTATGAGACATTAGTGAACCTTTCGATGATTCGACACTAGACATCTTTTTATTTTTATGCAAGAGATTTTTTTATGCTGGAAAAAGACATTGAAAAGTATTTCATGCGCCGCGTCGCACAGATCGGCGGTCGAGCCTATAAGTTTGTGTCGCCGTCGAATCGCGGCGTCAGCGACCGCGTGGTCTGTCTACCTGACGGCACGACGCACTTCATAGAACTGAAACGCCCCGGCGGCAAACTCAGCGAATTACAGCGACGATTTGCAATCGAGATGATGACGCTAGGACAGAACTACGATTGCCTTTGGTCTAAAGAAGAAGTCGACAAATGGATCTCCGACCATACCAGCACGACGCCGCCGATTTCCTTTTCAGTCGTGACCGGGCCATGATTCTTGCGCCAGTCGGCGCGGGTAAAACAGCGATCACGTTAACGGCGATGGCCGACATGACAAGCAAAGGTCATTGCGACCGCTGGCTTGTGTTAGCGCCGAAGCGCGTCTGCACCGACGTGTGGCCTGTGGAAAAACCTAAGTGGGCCGAACACATGCGCATGGCTGTCGCCGTCGGCACGCCAGCGCAACGCAAGAAAGCGTTCGCCGCGGACGTTGATATAGTCGTCACCAACTACGATAACATTCCGTCGATTGACCCAAAAGACTTTGACGGCATTGTATTCGACGAGCTAACGCGGCTAAAAAATCCGTCCGGCAAACGCTTTAAGTTCCTGCTCAAGATCCTCGACCAGTTCAAAATCCGCTGGGGATTGACCGGATCGTTCACATCGAACGGCCTAGAGGATGTGTTTGGGCAATGCAAAGTTGTCGATCAGACGCTACTAGGCCGTAGCAAAGGCGCGTTCTTGCAGCAATACTTTTATTGCGTGAATCGCGACTACGGCCAATGGGAGCCGTTGCCACAATCGCTGCCCAAGGTCATGGAAGCAATCAAGCGGGCGACATACGTGCTGGAGCCTGGCGAGTATAAGGACAAGTTGCCGCCGCTCCATGTCGTGCAGATCCGATGCGATTTGGAAGACCGCACACCATACGAGAACATGAAGAAGGAATATGTGCATGAAGAGATCACGGCTCCAACAGCGGCTGCTGTCACAAACAAACTTCAGCAGCTTACGTCCGGCTTCGCTTATGATAGCCAAGGCGTTGCTAAGTGGTTTGGACGCCAAAAGTTTGAATCTCTCCGAGACATCCTCGACGAAAATCAACGAGACAACACCATCATCGTCTACAATTACAAAGAAGAACTAGCCGAGCTGCAACGATCATTTAATGTTACTACAATCGACGCGCCCGACGCTATCGAGCGCTGGAACGCCGGCGAAATCGAACTGCTGGCGATTCATCCCAAAAGCGCTGGGCATGGGCTGAACTTACAGTTTGGCGGCAACAAGATCATTTTTCTATCGCTGCCGTGGTCGCTGGAGCTGTTCGAGCAAACGGTCGGCCGCTTGCACCGCAGCGGGCAGACGCGCGATGTGTGGTGCTACGTCATCATGTGTAATAAAACTATTGACGAACGCATATACGATGCGTTACACGACAAAAAGTCTTTAGCGGAGTTGGCCCTTGCCGAGCTGTCTAACATGGAAAGAGCTTAATGATCGGCTGGCCGATCTAACGGAACAGGAAGTCTTAGACTTGCTGGAGGAGGAACAGCGTCACGCCCGGCGCTCGACTATCCTTGTGCGTCTGCATCAGCGTTACACTGTGCTGCGCATGTTAAGAGAAAGGGCGGCCATCATGGAGATGATAAATGAATCCTCAAGAACTACTATATGAAGCTGCAAAGATCATTGACCAGCGCGGTCAGGGATATGGCGGCATAGAAAACAATTTCCAGCTCGCGGCTGATTTGGCGACGCTGCGTCTGGGACGCGAGTTTCACCCCTACGAAATCGCCATCATATTAGCTTGCGTTAAGAACGCTCGCGCTTTTGCGTCACCTACCCACATGGACAGCCACGTCGACGCGGTAAATTATGAGCTGTTTGCGGCGACGTTTGCAGAAGATTACGCGCAAGCGCGGGGTCTTCAGGACGTGTCGTATAGAGCTAAGAAAGACTTAAAGGCGGCACGTGCGGCGAAGCTGGCCGTAGTCGACGACAAGTCTAGCAACAGCGCTGTCGCGGGGGAGAGCGCGTAACTCTTTGGCCGCTTTGGTTTGGAGTTCGGCCGAATAGTCGACCAGCGGGGGGCACCTGCTGGTCGATTGACACCCACTAAAACTTGCCAGCATCAAGATCAGCGGCAGTTTCGTCGACAGTCTTTGGCGCTGCGACCTGACCCTTTCAATCATTCGGCTTGCTGCCGCCGGTCACGTTCCAGTCTTTAGCCGCGACAAGACCTAGCGCGACAAGCGCGTTCTGAAGATCCGACCAGTTCACATCTTTGGTCTGCCAAGCGTGGAACAGCACGGACAACAGCGTCAGAATGCCGGGGATCGTGGTCATCCAGTTAACTAACATTTTTGTCTCCTTTAGTTACATGGCCGCGACGTGCTATCACGGACGATACATTCCGCTACCGTCGCCGCTTCGCAGCCTGTCAGCGCGAGCACAAGTCCCGCACAACAGAATAAACGTCGTTTATGCGGTTCGACCAACCACGCCCAAATGTGCCCCATGTCGGCAGTCCTTTTAAGAATCCCAGCCGCATGTCCGTCAGCTTGACGCCGAGATAGGCTTTAGCGGCGGCGATAGTCTTCGGCCCGATCACACCATCCTGCGTGACGCCGACCAGCGACTGAAGATATTTAGACGCGCGGCTGACGCCGCTGTTGACGGCAAAGTCAAACACGGCAAAGTCAAGCCCGTCCGGCAGATCATCGCCGCGAATCTTGTCCCAGTATTCTTGACGGTAGATCGCCGCGACTTCAGAGTCGGCGATCTGAAACACATCTTTCTGCGATAATCCGTGTTTAGCGCGCCACGCATTGTATGTATTCTGCGTGACGCCGTAAGCAGTCCGGCCGCCAGGATCACGCGGATCATCGACCTTGCCGCCTTCATATCGAAGCGTCGCCTTCAGCGCGGCGTCGTAGTTCTCTTTCATCGGTCAGCCTTTGTGCTGAGCATGTCACGGATTTTGTCGAGACGTTCAAACACTTGGTTAAGCGTCAGGTTAAATTCTTCGCGCGTTATATAGCGGCCGGCGACCAGCACTTCAATCTGGCCGACTTTTTCCGCCAACTCTTTGTCGGCCTCTTGGAGATCCTTCACAGCCGCCCAGACCGTATTAAGCGTCCAACCGCCCAGCACGCCGATCACGCCAATGGCTACGTCAAAAAGAACTTGGTATTCGACCATAATCATCTCGCCATAGCATTGCGGTTTTCACGTTCGCCCAAAGCATTCTGGATCGTAACAATACCAGTTATTTCAGGCGAGATTTTGCGAACATCTTTAGAAACCGCTGCACCGCGTTTGCGGATAGCTTCGCCGGTTTTTTTGGTCTTTTCCGCGTATGCCATAGCATCTTCAATAACTTGCGCCGTTTGTTGCGGGTCAAGCATTTCCGTGGCGATCTGGATAGCCAAACGCTTGTCTAGTCTACGTTCAAGCGAGCTAACGATTTTGTTGGCTACGTTAAAAACGCGATCCATAAGGTTGGCGCGCGGCAACTGCACAGCGCGACCAGCCTCCGGCCCGGCTTGCGCGGCCGATCTAGCCATGCGGTTAGCTTCGGCTTCTCTCGCCAAATCGGCGCGAATAGCTTCAACCTTACGAACTTCATCAGGACGCAAAACGTCTGACAATTTTTCGTAGCGAGGAGCGCCTTCCAGCGACCGTTTGATTGTCTGCGGAGCCTGTTCGACCGCTGTTGCAAAGACGCCAGCGCGTTGCGGAGCTTCTTCGGCTAATGGCGACAGTAACTTGGACTCAAGATACTGGCCGATTTCCATGCGATTGATAGGGCCGCTGCGTTTGGCGAACGACGAACGTGCAGCTTCGTAAAGCGGCGATTTTTGCTTGATAAACCCAAGAAGCTCGCCGCGTGTCTTAGCCATTGCCGCCGCTTCAGACGCACCAATACCGAACCGTTCAGGATTACGAATAAGATCGTCCATTGCCAGCTTGAGATTATGCAAGCTGCTAATCGGGTATTTAGCCTGTGTAGCCGGAATCGTCGTCGTTAGCGCTTCGCCAGACGGCCCCAAGATAGGCGATGGCACTCGCTGTTCAGCTATGGTCTTACCGATCTGAAATGTCTGACCTCGTTCGGCGGCCAATTCAGCCGCGCGCGACATAGCCTTGTCCATA